TCGAGGGGATATGTCGTCAATGTCAAAAGGGCATTGACGACAATATTATGCTCCTCTTGAGGGCTCAGGTTGTGCTGGTCCAAATAGTCCTCGAGCGTGTCGGCAATCAGGCTGGATAACTCTTGGCTGTGCTTCTTTATCTTCTTGATGTTGGTCATGACTCAATGCGCCTTCAATGGGATGACAATGCCCGTGTTTTCACTGGCATCGTCATCATCCTGCTCCCCCGGGCCAGCCATTCCGAAAAAGTCCATGTATTCAGTTCGCTCCTCTAACGTGGAGAATATTTGCCACTCCGCTCGCTCCCCGTCGTCCACGAATGACGTCGCCATAGACTTTAAACTAACAAGCGTCATCATATTTGCCGGGCCATCAGGATCCTTCATGAAATCCTCCCGAATGAGCGCGTACTGTTCGTTAGAGTCGATGATCTCCCCTGTGCGATACGTCTCGCCGGAGTCGTGTATGATGTACTTTCCCTTGAGCATTGTCATTCGATTTTCTTTCTATGTTATGCGAATTGTTTCTGGACTATATTTGAAGCCGCTCTCCAAAGCGATTCTATTTCTTCGGCTTTTGTCGGTTCTAAATGATGATCGCCAGAATACTCGTTACCAAGTCTGAAACGGTATGACCCTAGGTTCGCACTTACGTCATATTTGAACGATTTACCAAAATTTAAAATGGCAGCATCAGATGACCACTTTTCGTCTTTTTCTCGCAAACCCCAATCATTCGGGGATTTATCACTTTCTAACAAATAACCAAAAGCGCCGCGCCCGACAGGGTAAGACCCCAATAATAAAATTTCCTCGCAGGTTGCATTGAAAATTTTATCGGCGACGCTACTTGAACGTATTAAATTGTGATTCTCAGAACAGCCTTGAAACCAATTAAAAGGTTTGACTTCAACGAAAAGGTTATTTTCGCCGCCTCGTATCAAGAAATCCGGAACCCAACCATTCAAATCGCATGGCTCATACTCCCACGCCCAACCGCATAAATCGAAAAACGCTGCCCACTTCGCCTCGAGGCGTGAGCGAAATTGCGTTCCGTTGTATCTCGTGGGGTGTGCCTTTATGTCGTAATTCATCGCTTTCCCTTTCTATCTAAAATGGCGGGGGGTCTAACGGTAAATCTTCCTGATCCTGCTGCTTTTCGGCTTCTGCCTTTGCGTCCGCGTCGTGTACGAGCTCGTCAAGCCATGTAAACTTTCGGCGGTGCTTCTTCTCAAAAGTTGCTCGCGCCTCTTTAAGCGTTCCGAAATTATAGCAGTGCTCCTGCGTTCCCTTAGCGCTCATAATGACTGCCGACGTTCCGTCCGCGTTGACTCTCTCGCCTAACATTACGTTGGTCTTCTTAGTCGCCACCCACCCTTCGTAACTTGATATCGCCTTCCCCAACACGCTGTTGGTTGCCAAATATCGCGCGCCTCTCGCCTTAGCGTATTGCGCATAGGATGCTTGAAGAACCTTGTTAGAATACACGCCGTCCCAAACTGAAAACTCGCGTGCGTTGCCCTTTGCCTCTAACACGTAGCCTCGGTTCAAAATCTCATGCAGCCATGAATCCTCAATACTCATTGACAAAAGCTTTTGATCGTTCAATGCCTCCGTCTGAGGGATCTTTCTGACATTAAAATTAGAAAGATCACGCGACAAAAGCTCATGAAGCATCGCCTCGTAACCCCCGTCTTTCAACTGATCGGTTAACTTTTCAAAATAATCGAGCTCTCGGACGCGTGTCGGTTTAACGTCCAACACGAAAAATCGGCGGTCGTTCTCTGACGCAGGAATAACCCATGTCTCGTTACTCGCCATCAACGTATGCAAATAATTGACGCCGCGTGTTGCGTTACGGTGCTTAAACTCATACGTTGCCATGTCCTCAGTGGCGGTCGCCTTCAATGCGTTGACGTGCTTCTTGTCTCCCGCGAAAAAGGCCTCGTCGGCAAAAATATACAGCTTGTTCCGCAGATGCCCGTTGAACTGGCCGACGAGCTGTGCCGCCTGCGTAATATGTAATGCGTGCTCGCCGAAAATCTTCAGTAGGGCGTTACCCAAAACGCCCTTACCGCTACCCTCGTTACCACGCAAAACAACGATCGTCTCGCCTTTCTCCCAAGGCAACTGTACCGCTCTTGCCATCCAATTCATCAAATATTCAAAGCACTCCTCATCCGAACCGCAAACGACTTTAAACGTGTGCTCCCTCAAAAGCGCCCAAGAACCTTCGCTGCTTGGCTCTACGCCAAGTCCACGAAATAAATTGTAATACCCTGGCTTCTGACGTGAACGTGGATCAAAAATTACGCCCTTCAAATACTGGCGGCGTAATGGGTGATCTAACCAATACTCGCCTAACTTGACCTTCTTCCCCTCAGAAAACACTGTTCTGTTACGGAACATCTTACAAAAATCTTCCGTAGAATGGGACCGCAGCTTCGATCCGTCGTCGTCCTCCTCGTCCATCTCTTCGTAAATAAAACACTTGCCGTTCTCGTTCGTGAAGAAAAATGATTCGTTGAGCTCTTCTATTACAGCGGGTGTCGGGAGGTTGACGTCGCCGCTCGGGACGCCAGCGCGCTCGAAAAACTTTTCCTTGACTTTATCCTTACCGTTCACGCGGGCGTAGTCATTCCAATCTGAATGGCTCTTGTCGCTCGGTACAATGTTTCGGTCGAAATCAGGTAACGCGATTTTAGCGCCGATCACCTCTGCTGCTCGACGGGCCTTGCGCTCGCCAATATGATTGCTGTGCTCAGACACGTCGTCGTCCGCGGCAATAACGATCTCTGCTTTCGGATAACGCTTGCGTAGCTGACGACCTACGCTTTCTAAAAAATGAGCGTTCACGGCCACCACAACTGGCCAGCCTGTCGTCTCAAACAAAGTGGCGCCTGTTGCGAACCCTTCGGTTAGAATGAATCGGTTTTCGATCTCACCAAAAATGAAAAAACCGCCCGTCTCCGCTCCCGCTGCGTATAACTTTTTACCGTCCTGGAGAATCCGCTGATAATTTATCAGAAGCAAATTCTTCCCCTTGTATGTGTACAAAGGAATTATCAGTTCACCCTTATCAATAAATAAATTCGGGGCTTTGATATCCTTGCGTTCTAAATAAGGGTGCGCCTCCGACGTGCGAAACTTAAACTGCTTGTATGCCTTACGTGCCTTGATGGATCCCAAAAGGCGAAGCTCGGTGCGTGACTCATCCTCGTCCCTCGCCGAGCTCTCAAATTCATCCTGCTCTTCTTTAGTGAGCTTCCTGCCAGAACTCCACTTGTGCTTCGCTCCCGTTGCGTCGCGCCAGTTACCGCAAACGCCCGTCTCTCCGCGAAAAACATACCAACCCGAATCGTCGCTCGGATCGTTAGACGTAGAAAATTTTACAACAGCTTTTCCGCTTGACGTCCGGATAGGACCCGGATCATAATCGAGCTTCTCAATTACGAAAGCACGGAACAGCTCTTCATTTGTCTTGATTGTTGTCATCTGTTCCATCCCGTTCCTTGCGTAGCTTTTCCAGATACGCGATTATTTCATCCTCGAAGAACATTAAAGAATGTGCTCCGGGATAGGGATGAACGGGTTTTGGAAAATCTGGGTGGTTGCGAAGAGAGTTTAGGTGGTCAATACTGCAACCTCCCAAAATCTCGCAAACCGCCTTTGTGCGTAACATTTTCATGCGTGGCCTTTCCCTGCCGATTTGAACGCGGGGAACGGGTATAGCCTGTTTGGGGCAGTTAGGCAATGGTTATTTTTAAAAATATTTTCTTCCTGGCTAGGCGGGGAGGGCATTTGCCCGCCTAGCTGCCCGCCTAGCCTAACTCCTTGAGTTTATGGGCCGTAGTCGGGCTCAGCCTATATATATGATCAAAATTAAAATATTATATAAAAACCCTTATGCACGCCTACTGCTGGGGTTCGTGCGCCGGGGTAGCAATAATCGCGAAAGCAGCCGCCTAGCCGCCTTAGCCCGACTACGGGCTGTGTTTTCAGTGGGTTAGTTAAGGCGGGGGAGAGTATTTTGGCCGCCTAATGCGTGAGGGGCTCCCCGCCTAATCCGTTGTCGCTGGAGACCGAAAATACTCAACAGAAGCAACGGTTTGCAGAGTATAGCCGAACCCAATTTATAAGGCAACAACTATTTTTCATAAAATTTTAAAGCCGCCGGAGTTTCCCCCGGCGGCTCGTATCTTGTGCCCTTCGCGGCGCGTCTAGCTTAGAACGGGATCTCCGTATCCCCATGCGCAGCAGATTCGGCTTCGGCCTTCTTCTCACCCGAGCTCACGCTCTTGAAGAATTCCAGACCGGCGAGGACCTGTTCCTTCGTGGGGAGACCTTCTTCAAACTGCGGGTTAAGCACGAACCACTCTCCGCGGTCGTTAGAGCGGAACGCTGTTTTCAGACGCCATTTGGTAGCGAAGAGGGGGAGGGGCTTACCGTCCTTCTTTCGCGCCCGAGCCTGCGTATTCCAGTCTCGAGCGACACGGTAGCCCGAGCTCGAGAGAGGAATAACAAAAGGCGACTCAAAATTTATTAGGCCATATACGTAGCAAGTATCTACGACAATGTTTCCTTCCGGCGTAACGTAGCTCAAGCGCTCGTCGTTAGGGTCCAGCTGCTTCTGAACAGCGTTAGCGGGGCGCTCGGCGTGAACGGCAACGAGACCGCCACGATTCGGCTTCCACTCGACGTGAGACCATTGGAAGGCGACGGGCTGGAAGATTACACCTTCATCTCCTTTGATGATCGGCGTATTGGCATTCCGCAACCAGATATCGCCGGGTTCCGCGCCTTCTACATAACCGTCGCCTCTTTTGTTAACTGCAGGCGAGTTGCTCTGCAGCACGTAAAGAAGCGGGACAACATTGTGAGCGGCGTCGGAGCTCGTACCCGCACCGGCGTATTCGTTCAGAATATCGTCAAGGTCAGTCGTGGCGACAGCCGTTGATTCGGCAGTCTTGAGTGCGTTCTTAGTCATTTTACTTACCTTTCACAGTCTTCAGTTTGATAATTTCTCCCATATACACACCGAGCAAGTCCATGGGGAGCGCATGATTTGCCTCGATCTCCGCCTTCGCAAACGCCTTGAGCGTTGACGGATGGACGGAAAGCTTCGAATTGTAGTCGACGCCTAGACTGGATATCGCGGCTTCGACTTGTTCCGCGGTTTCACGTTCACCCATACCGAGGGCGACAGTGACTTGGGTTTTGACGATATCGCCGTGACCGTTATCGTGAAGCCAAGCGAAAGCTTCAGCTTCTTTTTCCGCAGGGATCTTCGCGCTGTAGAAGGTCGTCTTTTCGAAGGTGACGGCAGGGTGGTTGCCTTCGGCTTCGAGGGTTAGGGACGACATGTTGGCAGCGCTGAAGAGTTTCACGAGGTCACGCTCTGTCAATTCTAGGATCTCGCGTTTTGTTTTATCGAGCTCATCTTCGAGTTCGGCCTTGCGGTGTTCGAGGTCGCGGAGGCGACGGGCGGCGTTACGGACGAGGTCTAGTTTATCTCCGGAAGAGGAGACGGCTAAGACTTCGTTCATAACTTCATCAAGGAAAGCGTCACTCATTGGTTATGTCCTGTCGCTTCGGCCCAAGTGCGGCCGGATTTGATATTTGCGACCGAGTTCGAAGAGATTCCGTAGATTTCCCCGAGTTCGGCGGAGCTCATTGTTTTATCGTTATAGATTTCGAGAGCTTCTTTCCGGGTCAGCTTGAATCCTTTCTGACGGCCATTTATCGGGACGGCGCGGCTCGTAGACGCAGCTCTCAGCGGAGGATGAGCCCTACTGTGTCCCGTCGCTTTCCTCCACGAGCGGCCGAATTTAATGTCGTAGATCGTGGATACCGCGACCCCGTAAAGTTCGGCGAGTTCGGAAAACGAGTAACGGTCCTCGTTATAAATGTCGACGGCTTCGTCGCGGGTGAGCTTTTTGCCTTTTAGGGGGCTGAAAAGCGATTCGCCTCGGGGGCGGAACGCGCCGATCGTTTTCGTAACCGGGGTTTCGTTCGGAGCTTTGAAATAACCTGTTTTATCAAGATGGCTAAGGAAGTGATAAGCTTCTTTTAGTAGACTTTTTAGCATGGTCGTTAGTCCTCTTTGATCTCATCAGGCGCAGCGTTACTGCGCGACATTACCGATAACCCTCAGAAAGGGTTATCGGTCCTGTTTCGATCTCAATAGTTGTAATTACGAGGGGCGAGTTGAGGAGCGTAGAGCTTGAGCGTAGCGTGGGGCTCAAGATAGGAGCGCGCGATGAAGCGGGCTACGGGCTCTTCAATTTCGTAGGGGGTGTTGGGGCTGTAATCGACCGGCATAAAGCCGTTGTCGGACAGGTACTGGACGGCAGCAGCGTCTTTGGCCTGGAGTTTCCAAAAACCATAAGAGGTCTGGTAAATGGAGACATCGGCTTCGTGAGCTTTCTTGTGAAACATTTTTCTGTCCTCGGTTTTCAGTCAAATCGGTTATCCCTAACCGATGATCAGAATATAGCCCACTTTATCCGAGAAGTAAAGTGTTATTTTTGAAAAAAGCAAGAAAAAGCCCGGAGGTTATCCGGGCTAAGTTTACAGGAGAAACAGAAACGTAGAGTTATTCGGTCGGCGCAGAGGGAGCCTGACCAAGAACATTCACGTTAAGGAACTCAGCAAGACCCGGGCGGTTTGTTTTAATTTCAACCGCGGCGATCTTCAGGTTGCGGTCGGGGCTCGCTTTCTTATGAGCCTTGGCGTCGGCACGGCTAGCGAAGTATTTAAACGTGCTGTTGTCGACACCGTTAATCAGGCTGTAAATCTTCATTGAGTGTTCCTTTCTGGTGTTAAAAGCGGGCTGGGTATAGCTCACTTTCGATGGGAAGTAAAGTCAATTTTACATTAAAGGATCACGCGACCAACGATAATCCTTAGATTCACCAGTTAACCAGTTCTTGCAGCGATATTCGTCTTCGAAAAGACCGGGACGCGTCATGCGGCACAGGGCGCGGCTATCCGTATTCAGAGACTTGTGAAGCTCGACGTAGTAGCCGTTCTTATCGCGGTAAGCGAGTATCGCTTCGCAACCGTTACGGTCGCAGTTCTTAGCGGAGGCGGCGCGACCACGGTTCTGGGTCTTGGAGATTTCGTAAGCCTGCGCGAACGTCGCGTCGAACTCCATGCGCTTCTGGGCGCGAATTTCTTGCGGGTCGGTCGGCGCGGCTTCCGGAGCGGTCGTGACCGAGAAAGACTGGGCGGGGGCTGGAGCCGGAGCGGGCTGTGCGGTTTTGGCGTTACCTCCCGAGGTATAGCGGAAAGCGTGCATCGAGGCCATATCTTCGTCCGTGAGGTAGTAAATACCGGCGGCGGGTTGCATCATCATAGAAGCTAAGATAGCTCTCGGGACGCCAAACTTACTGATGTATGTCGCGTATTCGATTGATCGAGCGCGAGATTTATCGTCTTCGCGACCGCCCCAGCTGACGCGATGAACTCCAATATGTGCATTAGGTCCAGCGACGCGGGTTTTACCGCTGGCCCATAACTCAAAGCACGCGGATTCACATCGCGCATCTGTGGGCACCACCGTTGTTAAGTTCAGTTCGTGAATGACGTCTGCGATAATGTAAGACTCATTGGTCAGACCACCGTTAGAATTCAGGTAGACCATGCGAATTGTTTCGGCGTCGGGGTTATTGTGCAAATAATTCAGAAGACGTTTTGCGTCCCCTGAATAAATCTCCCCTTCCGCGATTAGAGCGTTTTCTGTCGGCGAGGTCTTCGTAATCTGAAACTCCATCGCGTTCGCCGGGGTAATAACCCAAAACAGCGCAGCTGTCGCGACAATCGCAAAGAAAGCAAAGAGTTCCGCAAGGAAGCCTAGGAAAATTTTCATCTTAGTTCTCCTGATCGTTTTCGGTCGTCTTTTCGCGACCGTGACGTAGTTATAGCCCGGATTCGGTCAAAAGTAAAGCCCACTTTAACCAAAAATGAAATATATTCAAAATTTAGTTTACGGTTTTGGTTCGGTGCGGTATAAATACGGAACCCCGAGACGCTTGCAGGCGTGCTCGGGGTCCTAACCACGCAAACCAGAAGGGCTGGTCGATGGCTAAAGACGTTATCGTTTCAAAACTCAAAAAAGTAAAGACAACTTTTAAAATTTCCGATAAACGTCGGGAAGAATACCTCGCTACGTACGAGCGATTAATGAAACGCGCCGAGGGACGCGTATATGCTGCGTTATTACACGAGCGCCACCATATTTTACCGCGGTGCATGGGCGGAACCGAAGAAGACGCGAATATCGCCATTTTAACCTACGAAGAGCATTTTCTAGCTCATTGGTTGTTAACAAAAATTAAAATTGGGCAAGAAAGGCGTTTAGCTCTTTTTTCGTTGCGACGAATGGCGCACAAAAGCAAAAAACACCCGTATAGGATCGTCGCCGGGTGGCAATATGCTCTCGCGAGAAGAGCTAATCATGCAGCGATGATCGGAAATACAATTAATGTCGGCCGAAAACAATCTGAGGCGTGGGTCGAGAACTTGCGGAATAGAATGATGGGGAATACGTTAGGCACGCGGCTAAAAGGCGTTAGACAATCTCCGGAACGCCGAGCTAAAACGAGCAGAGCTTTAACGAATAACCCCAACGTAATTGCGGCTAGAATGGGAAATACGAATACAAAAAGACGTCCGGTTCGCTGTTTGAATGACGGACGCGTTTTCCCGATGATGAAAGAAGCCGCGCAATATTATGGTGTGAATGGAACGTCTGTTTGGCTGGTGTGTAACAAACGTTATAAATCTGTTAGAGGCTACGTGTTCGAGTATATCTGATTTTAATTTGTTAAAAGAGTAAAGCCCTTCCGTCAGAAAAAGTGACGAAAGGGCTCTTTTTATGCTAGGTGAACAGTTTGCTTTTCAATCGTGCAGCCGGGGAAGTAGGCTTTCACCTCTTCTTTACAGAAGGAGAACTCCCCGAGGAATTCACCGTTGCTGGCGAAAACGTTCCAGAGCTTGAACCGAGCGTTTTTACGAAGCTTGATCATTTTCGTTTCCTAATCGTTTGATCTCATCAGTGCCCGATTTACGGACAGACGGGCCGGAGCCCGTTTCGATCTTATCATTTCTTAATGTTAGCAAGACGCGAGTTTAGTTTGATTACGATACCGTCATTGTCATCGCGAATTACATCGGCGGCAAATACACCTGAGTAATCGACGCGTTTGAAGTTAACGAGAACACCGTTTTCTTCAATAATTTTGTTTTGAGTAACAACTACTTTTCCTGTACGTTTTACAGCGGCAACGACAGCGTCGAATCGCTTGCGGTCTTTTTTCATACGGTCGTCGATAGGGTGAATCCAGAGATCTTTCGAGGCCCAGTAGTAGTCTTGGATACACGGGAGAGTTTCAGAACCCGAAGATAGAGAAACGCCAACGAACCAAGAGCCGCGCTGCCCGTTAATTTTTGCTTTTTCTATATTCATAAGTTTTCTCCTCGTTTCTGGTCTCATCAGAGTGCGCTTTACGCACTGACGGGCCAAAGCCCGTTTCGACCTTCAGTAACGATAGTAATCGTGAGCGTTACCTTCGTTATCGTAGTAAGTGCGGTAATTGTCAGAATAATCCGACGCATTACGATCCGCACCGTAGGTTTCACCGTTATTAGCGTTGTACGTCGTGCCGTCGGGCATTCCGTAAGTTCCATAATCGGTCGCGTTTGCGGGCGTCACAAACCAAAAGGCAACTGCGGCGGCGATTAGCATGAAGAAAGCAACGGTTTCAAGAGCGCGTTCGATAAAGTTCGTCATTTTCGTTCTCCTCGTTTCGGGCGCTTCGTTTGCGTCCATGTTCACAATATAGCCCACTATAACGTAGAAGTAAAGCCCAGTTTGATGAAAATCTGAAGAAAAGTGCGTAAAACTCACCTTTTATTTTTAACTTTACTTTAGTATTAAAGCGCGCTAAGATGCGGTTGCATGTCGTTTATCCCGTACAAACATCAGCTTACAGCTGCAGCGCAGCTCGCGGAGCGAGACGCTTTCGGACTTCTCATGGAAATGGGAACGGGTAAATCGCGTACGCTTGTGATGGACTTACAATACAAGCTTGAGCGGGGGCTTGTTAAGAACTTCCTTCTCGTCGCGCCTTCTGGTTCGTATCGTAATTGGGTTGGTGAGCTCGAGAAGTGGCTTCCGGAGGAGCTCTTTAAAAAGCTGAAGATTTTTACGTGGATTAGCAGCAAAACGAAGCCGAAAGATTTTGAGGCTTTCTTAAAATATACGGGGGCTAACCCTCGTGTGTTGCTTATGAACGTTGAAGCTTTATCTAGAGTAGACCGAGCTAAAGACGGAATAGTTACGTTCTTACAGAGCGCGGATACTCTCTGGTGCATAGACGAGAGCCAGTGTATAAAAGCACCAGACTCGCTTCGGACAAAATTCATTCTAAAGATCGCGCCGTTAGCTAAATATCGACGTATTCTTACAGGTCTTGTCGCGCCGGAGAACCCTCTGAACGTATATTCTCAGTTCGCGTTCTTAGACCCTAACATCTTAGGTCATAGAAACTTCTTCACGTTCAGAGCGAGATACGCAGTTACGAAGAAAGTAGACTTCAAGAAACAAGGCGGTCGGCCGGTAGAAGTTGTCGTCGGCTACAGAAACGTTGAGGACCTCCAAAAGAAAATCGCAGCGCATAGCTTTCGGGTAAGGACAGAAGAAGTTCTTGATCTGCCTCCGAAGATATACATGCCGATTAGGCACGTCGATATGACGATGGAGCAGCTCAAGGCATATAACGATATGAAGCGTCTTGCGATGACCGAAATAAACGGTCAATATGTGACAGCTCAGATCGCTGCTGCGGTTCTCACGAAACTCCATAGTATTCTATGCGGCCACGTTGCAGACGAGAATGGTGTCGTTCATGACGTCCCTAGTAACAGAGGTCAGGCTCTTCTTGAGCTTTTAGAAGATTACTCAGGAAAAGCCATTATTTGGGCACCTTACCCGAGGTTCCTGCGAAAGATTGCAGAAGCGCTAGAAGAAACTTACGGTGAAAAATCAACTGTTCGGTTCTGGGGGGAAGTTTCAAGTGAAGACCGAGAAGTTGCAAAAAAGCGTTTCCAAGAAGATCCCGAGTGTAGATTCTTCGTTAGCAACCAGAGCGTTGGCGGGGAGGGCAATACTCTCACTGCTGCTAATCTTGTGGTTTACGCTGCTAATAGTTGGAAAAATAGCGAGCGACAGCAGAGTGAAGCAAGAGCTCATAGAATTGGACAGACGTCTTCTGTAACATATGTTGATCTTGCTGTACGGGGAACTATGGAAGAGAGACTCATCAAGGCTCTTAGAAATAAGATGGACTTAGCCGCCCTTGTAAGCGGCGACAAACTTCAGGAATGGCTAATATAATGCAACAGGCAAAGAAAAAAGGTAGACGAGGCCCTCTCCCGGGATATACGAAAGATAAACCTTTCCATCCTGAGCGTGTATTAGACATGTTTCGTATGCGGCAAGAGGGCGCGACTATTACGCAGATCGGGGCTAAATTCGGAATTACTCCGGCAGGCGCGGCGCACAATCTTAACCGCTGGGCGAACTGGGCGAAGGGGAAGCTATGATTGTTGTTATCGACGCGGAGACGACAGGCTTAGACCCAGAAACCGATCGCGTCGTGGAGATCGCTGCAGTACGCCTCGAGAAGGTCGACGACGTTTGGGCTGTTGTCTCGGAGAAATCTTGTTTGGTTGATCCGGGCAGACCAATTCCAGCAGCGGCTTCTGCGGTTCATCACCTTACAGACAGCGATGTTGTCGATGCTCGCAATCTGTCGGAAGCTATCGAATATTTGGACCTCCGCGAGAAGGATGTTCTTGTGGCCCACAATGCAGATTTCGACCGTGGAATGCTGCCGGGACTCGCAACGCACCCGTGGATTTGTACTTGGAAAGTGGCGAATAAAATTATCGAGAGTGCACCGAGCTATTCAAATCAAGTTTTGCGATACCATCTTGGTTTGGATGTTCGGAGCGGCGATGGACGTGACGGTCAGCCGCATAGTGCGTTATATGACGCACGCACTACCGCGCAATTGATGTTACATTTGTTGACGACCATCACTGCGAAAGAGATGGTTGCGATCACGCAAGAGCCTGTATTACTACGAAAATTAGGTTTCGGAAAACATCGAGGCGTTGAGTTCGCTGAGATCCCTAAAGATTATTTAAAATGGTTACGCGGACGAGACAATCTCGATAGAGATTTGAAGCACACACTAGATGTTCACTTGGGCAATACTCAATGAAGTATACAACGGGAATATATCAAATAAGAAACACAAGAACTGGTGATTGTTACATTGGTTCTTCAAATAATTTTAAGCGCCGTAAAAAAGAGCATTTTCGTTGTTTGAAAAATGGTAAACATCAAACACGACTTCAACTTGCGTGGGACGCAGCACCTAATAAAAGCGAGTTTGTTTTTGAAATCTTAATCGTTTACCCGGAAAATGGGTTAGTAGACTTAGAACAGAGCTGTTTGGACAATTTGGTGCCAGCGTATAATTTGAATCCGTTAGCTACGGGTATGGGTGATTTTTATTACAAACTTAATGAAATAGAGCAAAAAGCGTATTCAGAAAAATGCAGCAAAGCTGCAGAACGGCGCTGGTCTAAAGCGGGTGCTCGTGATGAATACAGTAGAAAGATGACTATCGTCAATAATCGGCCAGAAGTTACGGTAACACGATGTCAGGCTATTGTAAAAGCATTGGGGAGACCCGTTTTAAATATTACAACTGGCGAGATTTTTGATACGCTTGTAAGCGCACGTCGTGCGTATAATTTAAAAAGTGGGAATTCAATAAGAGACTGCTGTGTGGGGAAAACACACAAAACTAAAGTTGGGCACGTCTGGCGTTACTTAGATATAAATGGAGCGATCATTGAGCCCCACAAAACACCTAAACCTCGTCGAACATCTGAAGATCGTTCGAATGCGATGAAAAAAGTTCATGCAGAAAGATCGCCTCAACAGCATGCGCAGATCGGAAAAAAGAGATGGGAAACCCGAAGGAAGATTAGGACACACGCGTGACAACAGACGGAGGATTGCGTCCGATATTCCGCAAGAAATTTCAGGACTGGCATTGGACGTCAATCGAGACAGGATTGGTTTCTCCGGGAACGCCAGACGCAGAGTTTTGCGCCCCGGGAGGAATCTCGGGATGGATCGAGTTTAAGCAGACGAGTGGCTGGGCGATAAAGTTTCAGCCGCTTCAGATTCCATGGATACACCGACGCGCTAGATTAGGCGGAAGAGTTTTCATCGCAGTCCGACGCAAGAAGGATGAGTTGTTCGTGATCGAGGGCAGCAGGATCTTAGAGCTCGAGGAGTATGGGTTGAAGAAGTTCTCTCCGATCGAGGGAATTGGCGCGAGAAACTGGAACTGGGACGAGGTCGAGAGTCGATTATTGTCGAAAGAGCAGCTTTAGAGTAGGATTGCAGAGAGTCCCTTTATTTCCCGAAATGTGGAAAGGGAATTAAAGCGCGGATTAGGGATAGTTCAGTAATGGCTAAAACGAGGTTTACCGAGGCTGAGATCGCGACGCGCTTCAAACCGGGCGAAGTGCGAAATCCACTGGGTCGACCGAAGAAAGTCTACACCCCAGAGGAGCTTTTCGAGCAGCAGGTCAAGCGCGACCTTAAGAGTGCGGCGAAAGAGTTCAGCGCAGAGGCGTTGATGACTTTGGTTGACATCATGCGCAATCCGAAGGCGAGCGATCAGCATCGGATCAACGCAGCAACACAGTTGTTGGACCGGGGTCATGGCAAGCCGCAGAATCAGACAGAGATTACCGTCGGTGTATACGATCGGTTCTCGGAGTCCGAGCTTGTTCGGTTGATCACGGGTAAATATATCGAGGGCAAGGTCGAGGAGTCATCGCACGAGGTAGTTGACGAAGAGGATGTTTGATTTAGAAGACATAGATCTTGATCCGGAGGTCGTCTATCAGCTACCTTTATCAGAGAAGATAGAGTTGGCGAAGGCCGTAGACGCATTGCGTTTGATACGCAGCAAGCGGCGGTGTGAAGAGTCTTTAGCTGAATTCACCCGCCAAGCGTGGACTGTAATTGAACCATCGCAGCCTTACACTCATGGCTGGCATATCGATGCAATTTGTATGCACCTTGAAGCGATTACCGATGGGGATATAAATCGATTGTTGGTAAACGTTCCGCCGGGAACGATGAAGAGCTTGCTGACGAACGTGTTCTGGCCTGCTTGGGAGTGGGGACCGAAAGGCATGCCGTCCACTCGGTATCTATGTACGGCGCACAGCCAGAACCTCGCGATTCGTGACTCGACGAAAATGCGTCGATTGATCCAATCAGATTGGTATCAAAAGCGATGGGGAGATACGGTTAAATTAACCGGAGATCAAAACGCCAAAACAAAGTTCGAAAACACCGCGACGGGCTTCCGAGAAGCTGCGGCCTTTCAGTCGCTGACGGGTGTACGTGCGGACCGTGTGATCATCGACGACCCGCATTCGGTTGACGGCGCGTTGTCAGAGGTTCAACGCGAGTCAACGATTACCAGCTTCTTGGAAGCTGTGCCGACAAGGCTTTCAAACCCTGATTCGTCGGCCATCGTCGTCATCATGCAGCGCCTCCATGAAGGCGATGTCTCTGGCGTGATACTCGAAAAGAACTTGGGGTATGTACATCTTTGTCTTCCGATGCGGT